CTTGACTATTCTGCTGAAACACTGCGTAAAAAATCATACGGCTGGAAAGATTTCATTGAGAACGAAGAATTGGAAAAATTAAATACTGAAGAAGAAATTACTTATAAAGAAACTACAGAAATATTATCAAATGGATCACATAAATCTGACAAACTTGTTAGAATGACTGCTGAACAATCTAAGGATGTCAATTATTTGCTTGCTTCTCATGGATTTGATGATGAATCGTGGGAATTAGTAAATGCAAAAAATAACATTTGGAACGTACATAGTAAGCAAGATGGTGTACAAACTCTTTATTCAAGCAAAATAACAGTCAAACCTAAAACTAATGCTTTCGATTTTAATAAGTTTCTTGAATTAATTAGTAAAAAGGTCGAACCAATTACTATTGAGAAGAAATCAAGTGGTAATTCTCCTTCTAAATTGTTAGAGATATCTTTATATGACATGCATTTTGGTGTGTCCTCTCTTGAATATTATAAGAATCATTTACATGAAATCGTATATAGGATTCAGTCACGATCTTGGAAAAAGATTTTGTTCGTTATTGGTCAAGACCTATTACATAATGATAATTTCAAAGGTCAAACAGCTAATGGAACTTTTATTGAAAAAGTGAATATGGAAAAAGCGTTTAATGAAGCACTGAAATTCTATGTGACTTTAATTACTGAAGCAATGAAACATTCTGAAAGTGTAGAGTGTAGATATGTAAAAGGAAATCATGATGAATCAATTAGTTATGGATTCTTTAGAACTCTACAAGCTACATTCCCTCAAGTTGAATTTGTCGGTAATTTAAAACAACGTACTGCTTTTACTTGGGAAAAAATATTTATTGGTTTAACTCATGGTGATAAAGGTGCTAATAGAATTGTAGAAAATTTTATTTCTGAATACGGTAAATTAATTGCACATGCAGAAGTTAAAGAAATACATGCTGGTCATATACATACCGAAAAGTCTAATGACAATTTCGGTATTATGAAAAGATCGCTATCTACGGCTAATAAAACAGATGATTGGCATGATGACAATGGATTCATTGGTGCTAATAAACGTTTTCAATTGTTCGAATATTCACCAAATAGTTTAGATGCAATTTATTACGTTCAATAAAAATTAATCGAATAACAGATATCACAGTCAGACTGTGCGCTATCTCCGAAAAAGGAGATGATTTAATGTCAGAAATGAATTTTGTTCAAATGGATAGATTCTTAGACGAAATGAAAATTAATGCTGCTCTTAGAGATAGACGTATTTTTCTAAGTGATGAAGTTGATAGAGAATCTATTTTTAAAGTTTGTTACTTATTAGATAGACTTGAAGAATTAGATAAATCTAGTGGTGTTAAAAAGCCTATCGAAATAATTATAGATTCATATGGTGGATATATTTATCATGGTCTTGCTTTGATTTCAAAAATCCTAACATTGCGTGAAAAAGGATATAAAATTATTACTACAGTAAATTCTGTCGCTATGTCAATGGGATTTATGATTCTTTTGTGTGGTTCAGATCGTAGAGGATTAAAACATTCTCGAATTATGTGTCATCAACCCTCTTCTGCTTCTTGGGGTACTCTTCAGGATATGGAAGAATCTGTTGAAGAAACACAAGCACTATGGAACAGATTAAAAGAATTAATAATTAAATATACAAAAATTACAGATGAACAATTAGAGGATATTAAATCAAGGAAGTATGACTGGTTTATGTGGAGTGAAGAAGCAGTTGAACTTGGTGTAATTGACCATATCATTTAGGAGGTTAGATTATGGAAGAACAAGTAAATGAGCAAATTTTAGAGATTGATGCTGATCAATTAGAACAGTACATGAGTGGTTCTGACAAACTACCTCCTATCGAAATTCCTTTTGAATTTTATGATACTGATCAATTTTATAAAGGTATTGCAGATACATCTCATATTGCAGGAGTAATTACTGCATTATTGAACACAGGAGTATCAGAGTCATTTGTACTTGATTTTCTATTGAGCAGAGAAACAATTGCTCATAATGTTAAAGTAGCTGAAATTAATAAAGAAATGAATATTGATGTTGCTAAAAATGCTAAATTAACACAAGAAAAATACGAATTATAATTAGAGAACCCCTTACACAGCGTTCACTTTTTCTAAGATTAAGTGAGCGTTGAATAAGGTGTTTTTATTTGAATAAAAGGTGGTGAGTACTGTGGTTCGTGGAAAACAAGTTAGTGTAAAACTTACCTGTTCGTCTTGTGGTAAAGAAAAGAACCCAACTGATTTTTATGCTTCTAACTCCCCTTTCCATAAGCACACAGGAAAACTATCTGTTTGTAAAGAGTGTTTTTGGGAGTTTATTGATAATGATATTGAAAAATTAAAGATTGCATTACGCATGGTTGATAAGCCATTTTTAGTTGATATTTTACAAAGTTCACAAGATGAGGCAGAACGAGATAATAAAAATTTAATTAAACTATATATGAAAAACATAGGTATGCCACAATATAAGACGTTTAATTGGTCAGACAGTGTTTCCAACAATGAGAAGGAATTTAATATCACTGTTGAAGATTCCAGTTCATTTGATGAAAACTCATTATATAAAAAATGGGGACGTGGATATGCAGCAAGCGACTTAGAATATCTTGAAAATTTCTTTGCTGAGTATGCTCATAGTTACGCAACTGATACTCCTGTACAAGTTAACTTATATAAAAATATAGCTAAAGTCCACTTGCAAGCAGAGAAAGAATTGTCTGCAAATCAAACGAAGAACTTTAAAGACCTTATGGAATTGTCATCCAAATTACACAATGACGGTAATATTAAACCTATTCAATCAACTGGTGCAAATGATGATAAAGGTCTGTCAACATACGGACTTTGGATTAAGACTATTGAACAAGATGAACCTTGTGAATTCTTTGAAAATCAACCTATTTATGAAGATTATGATAAATTTAAGAAATACATTGATGATTGGTTTGTTCGTCCATTTAAAAATATCTTTAACATTTCTAAAGACTTTAATGTTAGGGATGATGACGAATAATGGCTGGAATCCAAAATTATGAAGTAGATAGGAATAAAAATTCAAAAGGTCAAAATGCTTTAGCAAAAATTCAAAGTGTAAGTAAAACCAAAGAAAATCAAAGTAAGAATGTTCGCATGAGAACACAAATGAAAAAATGGACTAGTTTTTATAGGTTGAATATTCATAGATTCGTAGGACATTATTTTGGTATTGAATTATTTTTCTTCCAAAAAATATTGCTTTTCTTTATGAATTTGAACACATTTGTAATGATCGTTGCTGCTCGTGGATTATCAAAATCGTTTATGATTGCGATATTCGCCTGCGCTAGATGTGTTCTCTACCCTAACACAAAAGTAATCATTGCATCCGGTGTAAAGAAGCAAGCAAAGTTAATTATAACGGAAAAAATAGAAAAAGAATTAATGCAATATCCTAATTTAGCAAGGGAAATAAAACAAGTTAAATCATCATCTAATGATGCAACGGTTATTTTCCATAATGGATCAACTATTGAAGCTGTAACTTCCAGTGAGAACTCAAGGGGTTATCGTGGGAATATTCTCATACTTGAAGAGTTTCGTATGATTGATGAAGGTATTTTAAACACAGTTTTAAAACCTTTCCTAAACGTATACAGACAACCTCCATATTTGAAGAATGAAAAGTACAGTCATTTAAAAGAAGAAAACATTGAATTGTATATAAGTTCTGCTTGGTACACATCACATTGGATGTGGAAATCCATGCAAAACGCAAGAGACATGATGCTCAAAGGAAAAGATGTTGCATTATTTTCATTAGACTATCTAACATCTATCCATCATGGATTATTGAGTAAAAAACGTATCCAGAAAGAACGTGAGGGTTCAGATTTCGATGAAATCAGCTTCCTCATGGAGTACGAGAACTTAATGTACGGTCAAAACGAAAATGCTATTTTCAAATTAGAGGATATCACGAAAAACCGAAAATTAAAGAACCCTTTCTACCCTATCAAGAACATTGATTATGTTTCTAATAAGAACAGTAGGAAAAAGGATAAAGATAAGCTACGTGATGGTGAAATTAGGGTTATTGGTGTGGACGTTGCCTTGATGGGTGGTAGTGCAAACGATGCTACAGTTGCTACTTGTGTAAGGCTTATTCCTAATGGTGACAAATACCTTAGAAAAGTTTCCTATATAGAAACTATAGAAGGTGGTCATTCTGAAGACCAAGCAATAAGAATTAAACAATTATTTGAAGATTTTAAAGCGAGTTATGTCGCACTTGACACTCATGGTAATGGTATGGCTGTTTATGACCAATTAGTTAAAGTTAACTATGATGATCAAAGAGATGTCGAGTATGAAGCATGGTGTGCTTACAATGATGATGAAATGAAGGCTCGTGCAAAAACACAAAATCCACTACCAGTTGTATTTTCTATTAAGGCTAATAACCGAATAAACC